ACGAAAGGCCCTCGCATAAATATCTGATGCGAACCATCATCCCGATCGATTGGCCGATCCTGCCGTCCGGCCCGCGCCCCACGAAATGACCATTTCCGCGAAAGATATCCGGCTGATGCCGATCGCGTCCCGTGATGCGAACGCCATGGTCGCGAAGCTGCATTACAGCGGAAAATGGGTGCGAAATTCGTGCCTTCACTTGGGTGCTTTTGTTGGCGCTGACTGCCTTGGTGTGATGTCGTTCGGCCCGCCAATGGATAAGTCCAAGGTTCTGCCACTAGTCCGCGATACCAACTGGTATGATATGCTCGAACTGAACCGGATGGCCTTTTCGGATGTCTTGCCGCGAAATTCGGAATCGCGATGCCTGGCGATGGCGCGAAAGCTGATCTTTCGCCAGTATCCCAACATCGAATGGCTGCTGACGTTCGCCGACGGCACGCAATGCGGTGATGGCACGATCTACCGCGCCAGCGGCTGGGAACTATCGGGCATCCGACCGAACCGAACGATTTACGAGTTCCCAACAGTCGGCCGTCGATATGCAGCCATGACCCTGGAGGCCCATTGGTCCGGCGAGACCGTTCGACAGCTATGCGCCGATCTCGGCGTTCCGCACGAATATCGAACCCGCACGACTTGGTGCAAAATGGGGTTGGCCCGTCCGCTACCAGGCTTTCAGCTTCGCTATATGACTTTCCGTGACCAAGCCGTCCGCGACCGTTTGACCGTGCCAATCCTGCCGAACAGTGCCATCGACGACGCTGGTGCGCGGATGGTTCGCGGCGAGGCTAAATAGAAAGCGTTCGAAGCAGGCGATGGATCGGTGCCCCCGATCACAGCGGATCGGCAGCGGATACCCGAACGCTCCACCTGCATCATTTTAGGCGTCATTGACGCCCATTTTCAGTTTGCCTCCTGGGCGTCATTGGCGTAGAGGGAAGGTATGCAGACGGTCGTCGAAACCCCTACCTATATCACCGCTGCCAAAGCGGCAGGCATCACCGATGACGAGCGCACGGCTATCGTCGATCACATTGCCGCTAATCCGGCAATCGGCGACATCATCGAAGGCGGCGGCGGGGTTCGCAAGGTCCGGGTGCCGCGCGAAGGAAAAGGGAAGAGCGGCGGTTACCGCGTGATCACCTATTACCAGAACGCTGACGAACCGGTCTTTTTGATCACCGTCCTGTCGAAGTCCAAGCAGGACAATTTGACGGACGACCAGAAGAAGAAAGCCAGGGCTGCGGCGAAAGAGATTAAGAAAGGAGAATGATCGTGGATGACGAAGATTTCGCCGGGATCATGTCCGGCCTAAACGATGTGAAGGACTATTACGCGGGCAAGCGCGAAGGATTCGTGGTCCACGAACCGGTTGACGTGAAGGCTGTCCGCGCGGTGACGAAGCTGTCCCAGGCCAGGTTTGCAGAGGTCTATCATCTTCCGCTGCCGACGGTGAAGGGGTGGGAGCAGAACCGCCGTGCCCCGGATCAGCCTGCCCGCGTCCTGTTGCAGATGATCGCCACCGACCCGACCGGCGTAGCGAAGATGATCGAGCGGATCGCGCAACCGGCCTGAATTGGGACGTTCGGAAAATGAACGCCAGATTAATGGTGCTTGCCAACTATTCCGGATCGGCGCATGCATCGATCGCGACCCGGAGACAGTAACGCGTCTTCGAATAAACTCGGCCCACCCGAAAGTTCGGGTGGGCCGTTTCTTTTTCCGCGCCGGTTAACCCGATCTTCGCACCTGTGGCGTAATTCATGTCGAACAAGAGATCGCCATTTTCACGGCGCTCCGAATTCAGCAGCGGCGAATATTAGTTGGTCCGACCGTCTCCCTGGTCGGGCCAATTTTTTGACTCGAAAGCGTCCAGCACGTAGTGTCGAAATCGGGCGGTCCCGCAGGCGCGGTCGTCACCCCGGTCGCGTCGTTCAGCGGTTGGGGCCGTCCAACCACATTGCGTTAAATACGTGATGCCCGAAATACCCGCGATATTTGGCCGAAAGAAGCCCGCCAAGCGCGTCGGTGGATCGCCCCACCTGCGTGACCATTCCAGCGGCTATCGGCGCCTGTGCGCCCGCACTCTGGCCCATGAACCGCTTTGTCGATACTGCCGACACTACGGCCGGATCACGCCTGCGCGGGTGGTCGATCACGTCGTAGCGCTGGCTCTGGGTGGAAGCAATGACGCGGGGAACCTGGCCCCCGCGTGTGCGCCTTGCAATGATGCGAAAGGCAGGGTTGAAGCGCGGTTCGTCCGCCGTGGCTACGACATCCGCGATATCATGGCTGACATCGAACTGGCGGACTGGATCAAGCGCGGCAGGCTTCGTCTCGACGGTTGAACCAGTCGTCGGCGCCGGGGAACCACAGCGCGATGACGCCAGCAATTTGCGTGACGGTCGATGCGATCGGAAATTCGCGGATCACCTCGTCGGCGTAAAAGAACTGCGCTGCCCATACAAGGAAAGCAGCCCCGGCCAGGACCGCCAGCGACAGCCATCCCCGCGCGATCCGTGACCGTCCCAGCAACGCCAACGACGGAACGAGGAAGAACGCGACCAGCACGATGATGAATGGTCCGGCCAGATCGCCGAAAACCGCTTGGAGCGGCCCGACGTTGATGACGTTGTCGGCGATTGTGTAGCCGATGGTGGCGATCAGTGTCGCGGCGCCGAATGCCGCTGAAAATGGTATGCGCATAATGGTTTGCCTCCGTGTGAAACCGGTCGAGGAGGCAGATATTTAGCGGGCTGTCGAGGCTCGAACGCTAAATAGAGACGTTGCTCCCGTGCTGTCGGATCGCGGTGACGACCAACGACCCGGCAGCACAATCGTCCCAAATAGTGGGGCGAGCAAAATCATAATATACCATATATTGGGACTACCGCAGCCCAGGAAAATTCTTGCGCGTCCGAATTAAAATTTGGGATCGTTCGGTGATATGCCAAAACGCTCGGAACATTTCATCCCGTCCATCGCATCCCTTATGTATGACGGGCTGTTCGTAATACCGGGACTTGCCAGACTGCCTGAAAGTTCGATGCACTTCGCCAATATCGGATCGACAGTTGCTGCCGGTGCTTCCACCTTCTTTTCCAGCGCTATTACCCGACGCTCTAGGTCGCCAATCTTGGCTGCTTGAGTTCCAAACGCTGTAGCGCAAGCGACCGTCGCAGCTACGATGGCTATCACGTTTCCTACGGTAAACTGTTCTTTCCAGTTGATCGACATACTTCCCCCTGCTGTCGGGACTAAATAGCTGGACTATGAAGCCCGGCAAGAAACTATCTGATCCCGCCCGAAAAAAGCTGGCTGGCACCCACAAGCCCAGCGTCGATTCCAACGTCGTCAGCATATCGCCGGACATGGTCCGCGACGTGCCAGTCATACCCACATGGTTGTCTGACAAAGCGAAGGAGGTATGGGCGGCCAACGTCGAACGGGTCGTGGCCGTGGGCGCGACCAGCATCGACAGCGAAGCATTCGGCCTATTCTGCGATACCATGGCGGTGTTCATCGCCAGCCCGGAAACGGCGAACGCGGCCTTCCGGTCGGAGTTACGCAAACAGATGGAACTCTTTGGGATCGCCAGCGCGAAGTCGCGCCTTGCGCGGATCGGGTCTGGGGAACCTGCGAAGGCCAGCCCGTTCAGCGTTCGTGCGAGTTAGACTTTTCCCAGACCACCTTCCCTGGTCCGGCTGATCCAGGGAACTGCCATCCAAGACGCGTTACCGTATCGATCACGTCGGCAACGAGATGAATAATTTCTTGCCGAGTTTGTCGAAGGAAATCCACGTCAACTGGAGTGTCAAAGCGGCGCCTTTTGCGGTCGATGTAGAACGGGATAGAGCGCCCTTCATCGTCCGGTAGTCGCCAGGAACCATGGCATACGGCGTTCCGAAGTTCAGCAGCGTCACGGAGTTTGCTCACAAGTTCCTCGTGTGTTTCAGAAGCTGTGGACGTGTGATCCCGAACGGCTCGATCAAAGGTTGCGATTTGCGCACCCAAGGCATCGGTGACGGCCTTTTCCAGCACGCCAGGCCATTTTTCCGACGCAGCCTCGATTTCGGTATCGTCGTATTCTCGGGTCGCGGTCAGGGCAAATATCGCCCGCGTCAATGTTTCTTCCAGGAACCCGAAAGTTCCCACTACGCGACCAAGCTCTTCCCAAAAGATTGCGTCATGTCGATGCGTCGGAAAGTCTTTTGGCAGGTTGTATCTATCGATCGAAAAAGTGTCCTCTGGGGCGGTCGCGTCAGAATGGGGTTCTGATTTAGTGGCATCTGCATCTGGCATGCGGCGGACTTTCATAAATATCGGGTGCAATATCCCCGAAATTCTTACGCTTGGACAGCAGTCGATTACGCCAAGCGCGTCGTCGCTGGCAAGGTGCCCGCGTGTTGGCAAATTCGCGCCGCCTGTCAGCGGATGCTCGATGACTTCAACCGCACCGACATCACGTTCTCGGTCAAATATATCAACCACGCCTGTGCGTTCGTGGAAGCGTTGGTCCATATCAAGGGCCAGTGGGCTGGTCAGCCGATCCGGTTGGAGCCTTTCCAGGTCTGGATCATCGCGAACATATTCGGCTGGGTCCGCAAGTCGGACGGCCTGCGTCGGTTTCGATCCGCGTTTGTCTTACTGCCGCGCAAAAGTGGTAAGTCGCTGATCGCCGCCGCTATCGCGCTTTACATGACGTTCGCCGACGGCGAGCCGGGTGCCGAGGGATATTGCGGCGCGACCAACCTGGCCCAAGCCAGCGAAGTATTTGGTCCGGCCAAGCGCATGGCAGAACTGTCACCGCATTTCCTCGAAACGTTCGGTGTCGAAGTCATGGCGAAATCGGTCTTTTGCGAGGCGACCGGCCAATCGTTCGTGCCCGTCATCGCGAAGACAAAGGACGGATCGTCACCGCATCTCGCCATTTGTGATGAACTTCACCAGGCCATCGACGACACGCAAATTCAGGCGTTCCGAACCGGGATGGGCGCACGTCGTCAGCCCCTTTTGCTCGTCATTTCTACCGCTGGCACCAATCTGGCGGGCGTGTGTCGCACTGAACAGCTTGCCGCCGAGGCTGTGCTGCGCGGCGGTTCGATCGATGACAAGCTGTTCGCAGCCATCTGGACGATCGACGCAGACGACGATTGGCGAGATTTCGATTCCTGGATCAAGGCGAACCCCGCGATCGGGGCGTCGCTGTCGGAGGAATTCCTGCGCGACAAGCTGAACGAAGCGCTCCAGTCCCCGGCGAAGGCAGCGGCGGCACGCACCAAACACCTGAACGAATGGGTGGCATCGGCGGCCGGATGGTTGAATCAGAACGATTGGGCGAACGCGGCCGACCCGACGCTCGACATTATGGCGCTCGCTGGGCGTCCCGCGTTCCTCGCTGCCGACCTTTCGACGAAGCAGGATTTGACCAGCATCAACGCGGCCGTCCCGCTCGACGATGGGCGCCTTGCGATCTTCCCTTGGTGTATGGCCCCCGAAGGCGCGGTCGCCAATAGCCCCAATTCATCGGCCTATGCGGAATGGGTCGAGCGCGGCGATCTTATCCAAACGCCTGGTAGTGCGTCATCGTTCGCCGAAGCTGAAGAGCGCCTGGAATGGCTGCGTCAGCATTTCGACGTGCGCGTGGCTGTCTTCGATCAGTGGCAGGGGGAGGCGGTGCGCCAGCGTTACGAGGCGGCCGGTGTGCCAACGATGATTTGGCAGGCGAACAACAGAGGCGCCTGGACGATGGCGATGGACGATTTCGAGGCGGACCTGAAAAACGGCCTGGTGGTCCATCCCGGAAATGCGGTGCTGGATTGGTGCGCCGCCAATATCTGCGCCTCGACCAGGGGCGTGACCCGTATTCCGGTCAAACCCAGCGGCCAGGATCACCTCAAGATCGACGCCATGGTGGCGACCATCATGGCTTACGCAGCCGCGTCCGTCGAACCGCCACCGGCACGCGCCGACATCGCCTTGGAATTCTGGGACTGACTAAATAGTCGATGGGTTTCCTCGACATTTTTCGGACGATGCCGGTCGAGCAGTCGTTCGCTACCAAGTCCGCCACCACGACCACCGTCCCGGTTCATTCGCCCGAAACGATCGAGCGACAACTACGCGACGAGCATGAATTCGGCACGTCCGCGATTGCGATCTCGGCCGTCTTCGCCTGCGCGCGTGTGATCGCCGAAGGCCTGGCGCTTCCGCCTTGCTATCTTCACCAGACGGACGTGCGCGGAAAGAAGCTGGCGACCCGCCATCCGCTGTATCGTCTGCTCCACCTGGCACCGAACGATAGGCAGACCTCTTACGAATTCCGCGAGCAGATCGGCCTCCACCTAGCCCTAAACGGCAACGCCTTTGTCTGGGTCAACCGCTCGCGCGCGACCGGCGAAATCCTCGAAATGCTGCCGATGGAGCCTGGTTCGGTAACCGTGCTGGTCGATCCGTCGGTGATCGGCGGGCCTGTCCGATACTTTCTCTACGGCTTGGAAGTGCCTGCCGACCAAATCTGGCACCTCAAGGGTCCGTCGTGGCAATCGCATCGCGGGATGACCGCCGTAGATAACGCTCGACAGGCGATCGGCCTCGCGCGTCACGCCGAGAAATTCGCGTCTGACCTGTTCGTAAATGGGGGCAAACTCTCCGGCTTGATCAGCGCCAAGACGCCGATGACCGACGACCAGGTTCGGCAGCTTCGCGAGGCCTGGTCGCGCGCATATTCCGGCTCAGGAAAGCAGCACAAGACCGCCTTTCTTCCCGCCGACCTTGCTTATACGCCGATGTCCGCGACCGCGACCGACGCGCAGATGATCGAAGCCCGTCGTTACCAGATCGAAGAGATTTGCCGGTTCTTCCGCGTCAGTCCGACCAAGGTTTTCCAGAGCGGCGGCAGCCAGTCCTATGCCAGCGTCGAGCAGGCGCATATCGCCCACGACCAGGATACGGACGCCCATTGGCACACCCGCTTCGTCCAATCGGCTTCCGTCCACCTGCTGACGGCGGCAGAGCGCGCGGCCGGTTACACAATCTCGCTCGACAACCGTGACTTTTTGCGCGGAACCGCCGTCGAACGGATGACCTATTATAACGCTGGTATCGCGGCCGGGATCATCACCCGTAACGAAGCCAGAGAGATGGAAGGGTTTGACCGTTCGGACGATCCGTCGGCCGACCGTTTGACGCCCGCCGCGAACCTGTTCGGTCCCGACCAGGCACAGCCCGCCGCAGCATAAATACTGATATGCAGAAAAAGGCCCTGGCACTGCGCAACGTAAAGTTCGCGCCACCGACCGACGATACGACCGAAGCCCGATCCTTTGAAGGATACGGCGCGGTTTTCGGCAACATCGACAGCTACGACGATATCATTGCGCCTGGCGCTTTCGCGGCGTCGATCGCCGAACATAAAGCGGCCGGGACCATGCCGGTGATGTTGTGGAACCATGACGCGATGGCGATGCCGATTGGCGTGTGGACCGACCTTTTTGAAGACGAACACGGCCTGAAAATGTCGGGTCGGTTCCTCGGCACCGCCGCCGGTCGCGATGCCTACACGATCGCGAAAGCGGGCGCCGTTACCGGCCTTTCGATCGGTTACATCGTCACCGCGTCCGAGATCGAAAAGCGCGACGGCAAGACGGTCAGGATCATCACCGAGGTGAAGCTGATCGAAGTCAGCCTGGTGACCTTCCCGGCCAACGACCTTGCCCGCGTCGATGATGTGAAATCCCAACACCTGGAGAATGAAGAAGACATGAAATTGCAGCGCAAGTCGCTCGAACGCCTGGCCGAACTGTTTGGCGAAGCGAAAGACCTGATCGACGGTCTCGCAACCGAAGCCGACGACGAAAAGTCCGAGGTCGATGATCAGGCCGATGACGACGAAAGTGTCGGAAGCGAAGAAAATTCATCGGACGACGCAGTGTCGGAAGATGAAGCCGAGGTTCCGTCCGACGAAGAGATCGAAGGCGAAGCTAAATATAATTTGACGGCACGAATTGAGGCCGTGCGTAACCTAACCCTTGCTGTGAAAAACCTGGAGAACCATGGCCGATAAAATCCTCGACGAGATCAACACTCTCGCTACTGCTGTTACCTCGCGCTTCGACGACATCGAAGGCAAAATGAAGGCTCTCGAAAAGGCGGGCAACCGACCGATCATCGACGGCGCGGAAAATCCCGAACTCAAGTCGGCGTTTAACGCCTTCCTGCGTGGCAACCAGGCCGAATTCAAGGCCATGTCCGCCACTGGCACCGACGAAGGCGGTGTGACCATCCCCAAGCAGATGGCCGCAAGCATCCGCGCCCGCGTGCAGGAAATCTCGCCGTTCCGCAGTGTTGCCGAAGTCGTCACCGTTTCCACCCCTGACTATCGCATTCCGTTCGCCACCACTGGCGCCGATGCTGTCTGGGTTGGCGAAAAGGACGCACGTCCCGAAACTTCCGCTCCCAAGATCATCGAACTGACGCCGTCGTTTGGCGAACAGTATGCTTCGCCGTTCGTAACTCCGACCCTCCTGGAGGATTCGGCCTACGATATCGAAGGTTTCCTGGTGAACCAGGTTGCGATCAAGTTTGCCCAGATGGAGGGCGCCGCGTTCCTCAACGGCACCGGCATCAACCAGCCCAAGGGCATCCTGACCGTTGCCACCGCTGCGACCGCCGACAACACCCGCGCGTTCGGCACGCTTCAGCACGTCACCAGCGGTGCAGCGTCGAACCTGACGAGCGTCGATCCGCTGCGTAAGCTGGTTTACAGCCTCAAGGCCGAATTCCGCGCAAACGCCAAGTGGATCGCCAACCGCGACACCATCGGCACCCTGATGTCGTTCAAGGATTCGACCGGCCGCTATCTGTGGCAGGACGGCCTCGAAGCTGGTCAGCCGGGTCGCTTCATGGGTTATGAAGTGGTCGAAATGGAAGATATGCCCAACATCGCGGCTGGCGCCACCCCGATCATGTTCGGGGACTTCCGTCGCGGCTATACCATCGCCGATCGCGTGGGCATCTCGATGCAGTATAACCCTTACGCCTTCGCACCGTATGTGGCCTATCAGACCCGCGCCCGCGTCGGCGGCACGCCGACCGACACCGATGCGGTCAAGGTTCTGAAGATCGCGGCCTAATCGGCTTCGACGATCGAACCAAAGGAGGGGCCGGGGAAACCCGGCCCTTTTTCGTGACAAGATAAATACCGGCGTGAAGAGAATTTCCGCCCCCGCATTTCCTGCCGTTTCCGCCGACCAGTTGCGTGAATGGCTGCGCCTCGACCCGGATGTCGATGCCGACACCCTTGATCTATTGCTCGGCTCTGCCGTTGATCACGTCCAGGCCCTGACGGGCCAAATCGTCGTCAGCGCCGATTACGAGACTGTTTTGCACGGGCCTGGTTGCCATGTCATCACCATCAGCAATTCCACAGCGGTCGCCCTTTTTGACCAGGCCGGTGACCCGATCACCGACATCGACATCGTCGAAGCCAGCGTCCACGGCGATCTGGTCTTCGTCGAAGTGCTTCCGGCTGACCGTGGTCCGGTAACCGTCCGGGTGACGGCTGGTTGGACGACCGAAGAGATGGTCCCCGCATCATTGCGCCACGCCATCGCCGTCTATGTCGGTGCTGCATACGATAGCCGCAGCGCCATTGACGACGCCACGCTCCGCACGGTCGCGGCGCTTTGCCAGCCCTTTCGCCGGATCGTCATCTGACCATGCGGATCGACGCCGGGGCGCTGGATCGCCGTATCGAAATCATGACCCAGACCAAGGTTCGCGACGCGGTCGGCCAAGAGCGTTCGACCTGGACCGTCACCGCGACCGTCTACGGCCAGCGCCTGGAACTGCGCACGTCGGACATTGAGCGCGGCGCCGGTCGCCAGGCCGTCCCAGCGGGCCGCTATCTGATCCGATACCGTCCAGGTTTGACGGTCGCGCACCGAATTCGTGTGGACGGTCAGACCTACGCCATCACCGCAATCGACGAACCGGATCGTCGCTCGACGCTG